GTTGTCGATGCGGCCGTTCTCGAAATGCACGCCCGCGCCGGTGCCCACCGTGGGCGCCGCGGGGAAGGTCACGGCCACGGCTCCTGTGTTGGTGGCGGCCACGATCTGGCCGGCACCCACAATGAAAGAGGCCGCCGCGTTGGTGCTGCGCGCCAGGCCCGTGGTGGCGTTGACGGCTGCAACCGCCGCCTGCACGAAGGCGGTGGTGGCGAGCTGCGTGGAGCCGATGCCGCCCGCGGCCGTGGGCGCCGTCGGCAAGCCGGTCAGCGCAGGCGAGGCGAGCGGCGCCTTGCCGTCGAGTTGCGCCTGCACGGGCGACGTGAGGCCCACCACGCCGTTCAGCTCGGTCGTGGTGGCGCTCACGGCCGCCGCACCGATGTTGGGGAAGGTGGCCTTCAGCGTGGCCTTGAGGAGGCGCAGGTGGTCGTCGCCCTCGCTCTTGGGGCCGCCGCCCGGTGGGTTGGTCGGGTCCAGCTGGGCGATGTAGGTGGCGGCTTCAACACTCATAGAGACCTCACTCGCATGGACGCGCCGCTGCGCGCGGCTTCGTCGTCGGCCGCCTGCAAAGCGCCGGCATCGGCCTGGTACTTGGCCTCCCAGGTCGCGGCGCGCGGGTCGTCGGCCAGGAAGGGCGCGGCCTCGGCCAGGGCGGCCCAGAGGTAGACGCCCGGCGCCGTGGCGAGCAGGAAGTTGCCGGGGTTGCCCGGCCCCAGTGCGGCCAGCCGCGCGTAGTAGTCCAGCGTCACGACATAGGCCGCGTCGGGCGTGGGGCCCAGCAGCAGGTTGTTGCCCAGCACGGTGAAGAAGGCCGGCGCGCCGCTGGCGCCGCCGAAGGGCATGCGCACGTCGGCCGTCTCGCTGGTCACATAGCCCAGGTGGCGCTCCACGCCGCCTACCGTGATGGTGAGGTTCTCGCTCTCCAGGTAGTCGGCCGGCAGCGGCACTTCACGCTGGCCCGGCGTGCAGGCCAGCGTCGCCTTCACGAGCTGCCCGCGCAGGCGCAGGTCGCGGGCAATGCGGGCCTCGGCCAGCACGATGAAGTCGGGGATGTCGGCAGCCAGATCTGCGCGATGCAGCCAGCCGGCGATCGCGCCCACGAGGCCGTTGTAGGTTCCGTCCAGCGCCATGGCCTACACCCGCCCTTCCCAGATGCGGAAAGCGCTCAGCGCCGGGTCCGCCAGCATGGCGCGCGCATGCGCCGGGTCCTTCATCCAGTGCTCGAACGCGATGCCGCGCTCGTTGCAGTAGCGCTCGATCAGCACCATGGGGAAGGTGGCGGCGTGGCGCATCTCGCTGCTGCCGACCAGGCCGTTGTTGCGCAACGCGGTCGCGTGCTCGGCGATGGGCGTGCAGTCCTGCACCCGCTCGATGACGAGCTGGCCCGGGGCCTCGCCGTCGTGCAGCACGGTCTTCACGCCGGACATCACTGATCCTCCACGGGCGAGATCTGCAGCACGCCGCCGGCGGTGACCTGCACCGCGCTGATCGTGTCCAGCCCATGCGTGCGCACCACGGCGCTGTCGGCCGGCTGCACCAGCAGGTCGCCGGCCACCGCGGCGCTGGCGCCCTTGGTCACGCGCACATAGCAGGGCTGGGTGCTGGCCAGTCGCACGTATTTGGGCGGCGAGCCGGCGCTGCTGTTGGGCACCGTCGTGCTGGCCGACGTGCCGGTGAAGTTGATGACGGCGCCAGGCGCCGTGATCGTCAGGGAATCGCCCACCATGGCGCCTCCTTAAAAAGAAAAGGGCGGCCCGCAGGCCGCCAGGGTCAGGTCAGATCGAAGATCAGGTCAGGTCGCGCACGGCGCCCGAGGACGCTTCGTTGCGCGCCTCCAGCGTGTACTCCACGACCACCTGCTTGGCGTCGCTGTCGCCGGTCTTGGCCAGGTCCACCGTGTCGAAGCTGCGCAGATAGGCCACGGCCCACTTCTCCATCTCCAGCACGAAAGCGGTGCGCGCGCGCTGGAAGCGGTTGGGCACCACCTTGAGCGTGCCGAAGTCGCTCACGTACACGTCCACCGTGGCCACCAGCTTGGAGTCGTCGGCGTTGCCCATCTGCGTGAAGCCGGCCGTGAAGGTCGAGAACGCCTGCTTCTGCGTGCCGCCCACCATGATGGTGTCGGGCTTGCCGCCGTTGTTCCAGATGGACTGCAGCGTCGTCTTCAGCAGCGCCTCGGTGAAGGCGCGCTGCGTGCCGTCGGTGGGCGCGGCGTTGGAGCCCGGGTTGGGCGCGCCGCCACCGGCGCCGAGGCTGTTGTTGCTGGCGATCCAGCCCTCCAGACCGCGGCTCTGGCGGTTGCCCGTGTCCACGCGCGTGGTGTTCTGCATCAGGCCCCACTCCATGTCGCGCTTCAGAGCCGCCATCTGCTTGCTCATCTGCTTGGCCATGGTGTAGAGGTTGCCGGCGCTCTTCATCGCCTGCTGCGTGCCCGAAAGCCGCACCACCTTGCGGCTGATCTGCGTGCGGTTGGCCACGCGCGTGCCCGGCAGCGTGGGCACCGCCACGGCGTCATCGCCTTCGAGTTGCGCGTTGTTGGCGGCCGCATCCAGCACGTCGGTCGTCCATTCGTGCAGCGTGTTGGTGGCCTTGGTCTTGCCGATGCCCGACAGGAAGGGCGTCTCGGTCGGGCTGATCATGTAGATCACGTCGCTCAGGTCTTCGCGGTTGCCGATGCCGGCACCGGAGGTGCTGATCCAGGTATTGGTTGGTGCAGCCATCGCTGCCTCCTTCTGATGAATTCGGGGTTGAGGTTCAGCGGCTCATCAGCGCCATCAGCACATCGGCTGCGGCGTCGGTGGAGCCGGTGCGGGCCAGGGTCTTCATCGCACGCGAGCGGCCGTCGGTTGGGCTCAGGTCCCGGCCGCCGGGTTGCAGCACGCGCGGCGCGGGCAGGTTCTTCACCTTGTCCGCGTTCGCGCTCGCCTTGGCCTGCAGCTCGTCGAACTGCATGGCCTTGCGTGCCATCAGCACCGCGCGGTGGTCGGCCACGCCGCCCACCTCGTCGTCGCTGAAGCCCTGGCCCTTCAGGTAGGCGCGCACCTTGGCCTGCTCGGCAGTCGCCTTGTCGGCGTCCTTCCAGTCGGGGAGCTTGTCAAGCAGGGCTTGGTGCTCGTTCTGGAGGCGCTGGTGGAACTGCCGCGCGTGCGCGTGCTTCGCCTGGGTATGAGCCTGCACCTGGGCCCGCTGGGCGGCGTGGAAGGCGGCTTGTCTCTGCTCGAAGAGGTGCCGCTGCTTCAGGTACTCCTGCGGGTTGGTGTCAAGCAGGTGTTGCCAGTCCGTGCGGGATTGCTCCTGCAACTGCAGGCCCAGCACCTGGCTGATCTGGGCCAACTGGTGTTGATGCTGCTGACGCTCGGCCAGCACGGCACGCGCAGCGTGTTCAAGCTGGGCGCGCTCCTGCGCCAGCGCCGCCGTCTTCTTGCTGTAGTCGCCCTGGCGGCTGTAGCCCGCCAGCAGCTCGGCTTCGGAGACGTCCAGTTCCTGGCCGTCCACCTTGACCTTGTAGGTGCGCGCTGCGGGCTCTTGCTCCTGCGGCTGCTCCTCGCCTTCGTCGGCGGGGTCGCCGCCCATGAGCCTCACCAGCGCATCGGTCGGGTCCTGGGCTTCGTGTTCGGGGGTGGTGTCGAGTTCGTTGTCGAGATCAGGTTCCACGTGGGTTCTCCTGTTGAGGGTTGAAGAAAAAAGATCAGATCGGCTGCCAGGAGCCATCGCTCCACTGCACCGCGTCTTCCTTGGCGCGCACGATGGGCGCGCTGGCCATGTCGCCCACGAAGAGCTCCTGGCCTGGCGGGTGGCGCAGCGCCACCTTCACGATGCGGCGGTGCGAGTCATTGCGCGCCGTGGTGGCCTCCAGCGCGCGCACGCGCGGCTCCAGCTCGGCCCATGTCTCGTCGCGCGGCGCGGTGCTCAATCCAGCACCCCCGTCACCCAGTCCCTGGCCCTGTCCAGCATCGAGCGCTTTCTTTCGCGCTCGAGGTGGATCAGCTCGCCGGTCTTCACCAGCGTCTGCAAGTTGCCTTCGACCGCGTCCAGCAGCCTTCGCATCAGCCATAGCTGTTCCCGTCCTTCCCTGTCGCGCACTGGCGACGCAAAGAGTTCGCTGCCTATCCGCTCCCGCAAGGCATCAAACGCCTCGCGCAGCAGCGGGTGTTCCAGCAGTTCGGTCGCGGCAGCTGCGCGGCGCAGTTGCTGGTCTTCGTCAAGAGGGGTGGGTTCGGAGGTCATGCGGTCAGGGCCCTCAGCGCGGTGTTGGGCAGGCGGCAGGCGTAATAGGTCAGGCGGCGCAGCCAGCCATTGAGCTGCAGGCCGCCATTGCCGTCCTCGCCGAGTGCCAGGCTCGCCATGTCTGTCTGTATTGCCTGCGTCGTGTTGGTGTTGACGGCATTCAGGTCTGCCGTGCCCACGCTGGCCCAGTCGGCGTTCGCCATCGCGAGTGCCACCTTCTGCACGCCGGTGCCACCGTAGTTCGGCGTGAAGCTGATGCTGCCCGCGATGACGTTCTCGTTGGAGCGCAGCGCGGGTTGCAGCCCCGTGCGGCCCGCGTTCGCGAGATACCAGACGAAGCGGCCGTTGGCAGGCACCGCGGTCTGGTATTCCGACACCAACGTGCCCGCGTTCGGGTTGAACCAGGCGCCCAGGCTGACGCGGCAGGTCTCGGCCGCGCGCGTGGCGCCCGCCGCAGTGGTCGGGATGTAGCTCGTGGCCTGGCTGCCCAGCTCCACCTGCGCTCCCCACAGCTCCACGCTGCCCACACAGCTCGCATCCGAGGCGCTCGTCGCGTCGACGGCGCCGAACATCGCGTACATCGACGTGCCCGATGCAATCTGGCCCGTGACGCTCAAGCGCTGCCACTGGTTCGTCAGCGCGAACGCCTGGCTAAAGCCGGTATTCCACGCCGCCGTGTTGTTCGTCGTGATGCGCAGGTTGGTGGCGCCACCAACCACGGCCTTGCGGGCCCAGACCGACACGGTGTAGTTGGTCGCCGCGGTGATGCCCGCCACGATCTGCCGCACCATGTCGCCGCCGGCCGCCAGGTTGACCTGCGTGGCGGTGCCCGCGCCGTCCGGGTTGGCACGGCTCGCGGTCGGGCCGCGTGATGCCGAACCCAGCAGCGCCCAGTTACCGTTAGTGAAGTCGGCGCTCCAGGTCGCCAGGTTCGTGCCCTGCGCCTCCATCAGCAGGCCACGCGACGTCAGTGTCACTGGGTCGTAGTCGAACCGCGGAATGTTGGCCGCCACCGTCTCGACCAGGCCGAGGGTATTGATGCGCGTTGCCGCGCTCGTCCGCGCGAAAGTCCAGTCAGACGGCAGCCCGCTGCGCAGATCCACATCCACCACCGCCCCCGGCACCCAATCCCCCTCATCCAACGGCGTAATCGACAACACCGTCGCCCCCGTCAGTCCCCGCGCGCTCACATGCGTGCAGCCCATCGCATTGAGCTTCACCGCATCTCCCGCCTGCACCAGGCAGTCCGTCGCCGTCGCAACATCCCCCGCCTGGCCCACGCGCACGCAGGCGGCAGAGACGGACGACACGCGGATGGCCTTCGCGTACCCGATGCCGCTCGCGGAAGGAATCAGCACCGACGTGGGCGTCGTCGTCAACGCCATCTGCACGCCCGGCTGCGTCGTGCTGGGGGGTCGCTTGCGGCGGCTCATGCCTGCACCTCACCCTGGCCAGCCTGGCGCATCTGCGCAATCAACACCTGCGTGTTCGCCTGCAGCTCCGCCGTCCAGCGCGCCGTGCCGTCCTGCAGCTCCGCCTTCCAGCGGTCGAACTGCAGTTGCTGCGCCTCACCGGCCGCGGCGATCTGGGCCTTGAACTGCGCCAGCTGCTTGTCTGCCTCCACCTGCAGCGCATGCCGCTGCGCCTCCATCTGCTGACGGTTCTGGTCCACCTGCGCCTGCAGCGTGGCCTTGTGCTGTTCCACCTGCATCAGGGCCTGCGCCTGCGCCTGCTCGGGCGGCGGCGCTGAAGGCATGGGCCCCGTGCCCGGGTCGTTGAAGAACTGCTCCGGCTGCGGCAGCTGCAGGTTCTCCGCCAGCTTGACCGCCGCCTTGTACAGGTTCTGCGGCAGCGCCACGCCCAGCGCCAGGCCTTGCTGCTGCACCTGCATCAGCGCCATCAAATGCTGCACCACCTGGTCGCGGTTGCCCGTGCCCAGCCCCACGTTCACGCTGATGTGGAACTGGTTGCGCCAGGTGCGCGGGTCGGCCAGCTGCCACTGCCCCGCCACCTCCATCTGCGCCGGCTTGTCCTGGT